AAGAAACGATTTGAAGAAGCTGTTGAATATGTGCAGTGCTGGAGACCTTGCACAAATACTCAAATTGCAATCAAGGAGCATAATTCGCAAATGCGATTTGCATAAAGAAAGGGGAATCATTATGAAAAAATACGAATTTACAGGAGAAACAAAAACAGTGCCGCTTCTTTTTGGAGATGTAACACTGCACAGAATTCAGGCTATCACTAGTTTTGCAAATGTGGTAGCAGGGGAACTTGGCGGCTGGATTGAGAAAGAAGAAAATTTAAGTCACGTTGGCAATGCTTGGGTTAGTGGAAATGCGCAGGTTTATGGAAATGCTCAGGTTTATGAAGACGCTTGGGTTAGCGAAAATGCTCAGGTTAGTGATGATACTCAGGTTTATGGAGGTGCTCAGGTTTATGGAAATGCTCAGGTTTATGGAAATGCTTGGGTTTATGAAGACGCTTGGGTTTATGGAAATGCGCAGGTTTATGGAAATACTCAGGTTTATGGAAATGCTTGGGTTTATGAAAATGCTCGGGTTTATGAAAATGCTCAGGTTAGTGATGATGCTTGGGTTAGTGAAAATGCTCAGGTTAGTGATGATACTCAGGTTTATGGAAGTGCTTGGGTTAGTGGAAATGCGCAGGTTTATGGAAATGCTCGGGTTTATGGAAATGCTCGGGTTAGTGGTGATGCCGAGGTCTTTTCTACAAGACATGTATTAGTAATTGGTGCTATTGGTAGCCGGGATGCTTTTACAACATTCTATCGTGACAAAGACAATGAAATCACAGTCAAGTGTGGCTGTTTTTCTGGCAAGATTGATAAGTTTCTTGAAAAAGTAGCGCAAACGCACGGCGATTCAAAATATGCTCAAGTATATAAGAAAGCTGTAGAACTTGCAAAACTGCAAATTCTCACTGACTAATTAAAAAAGTCCCTCAGAAGCGGCAGCTTCAAAAGGGACGCACAAAAAAACTTTACATTTATGTATTTTAACAGATACACAGAGGAAAAACAATGAAAAAAATGAGTAATAAGAAAAAAAGAGATATTTCAGAAACTGCTATGGGGCTGTGGACAGGTATCTGCTTTGGCGGCTGGTTGTGTAATGTTATCGAGTGCAAAGACACAGAAGCATTATTGTGTGCTGTGGCTTGGATTGTAGGACCGGCAGTAATTTTCTTCCTTGCTGGTTTATGGCAGGTAAGAAAGAAAAATAAAGCAAAGAAGCAGGCGGAGAAGTTTATTGAGAACTGGGCAAAATTTAAAATCGAGGAGGACAAGGCATCATGAGCAAGGTGGAAATAGAGTTTACTGTATTAGAGGAGTTAATTAGAGACTCAGAGAAAGTCAGAGTCTTAAACAGCTTGTTAGACAATTCAAGAGAGTGCGGAGAGGAGAAAATAGCACTGGACGTACTTAGTGCAGTGCTTGGTGTAGAAACGAGAGAACCGTTGACAGTAGATAAAGTTGTAGAGCTGTTTGAAGAGAAATGGAAAGAGGGTTGAGAGGATGCCAGTTACATATTTAAGTAAAGAGCAACAACGTGCCGCTCAGGTAAGACGGTGCTTAGGTGGTGCAATCTGTGCAAACGGAAGCTATAAAAAAGACTTAGCTAAAAATGCAGGTATGAAGTATCACACATTCTTAAAACGTCTGAATGAACCGGAAACATGCACACTTAGCGAACTGTGGACAATTTTGGATGCGTTGAACGTTCCGGAAGAGGAAAGAAGCAAGATGTTAATTTAGGAGGAAAGAAAACATGATGGATGAATACTTACTTGAAATGAAAGTCGGTGTCGGATGCTCTGTAAGTGCGACCTCTGCCGGACATAGAAGAGAACAGGCAAGAGAGCATGAAACGTTAGAAAGAACAATTTTAATCACCAAAAAGGAGGATACAAAATGTTAAAACTTTACGAAATCACAGGGGAATATTTGACGCTTTGTCAGATGGCAGAAGATACCGACGTGGATGCAACTGTATTTGCGGATACTCTTGCATCTATTCAGGGAGAACTGGAAGTAAAAGCGGACAGCTATGCAATGATTATCACCAATTTGAGCGGTGATATCGAGAAAATTGATAAGGAAATTGAGCGTTTGACACACATGAAAAAGGTGCTTAAGAATCGTACCAATCACTTAAAAAATAACCTCGAAAACGCAATGAAAATGATGGATGTAAGAAAGTTGAAAACAGATTTTCGTTCATATTCAATTCAGAAAAATCCACAGTCATTGAATATTATTGATGAGTCGAAAATTCCTGCTGAGTATTTGATTTCGCAGGATCCGAAGTTAGATAGAACTCGACTGCTTGCAGATGTCAAAGCAAATCCGAATAAGTTTGTAGGGATTGCAGAAACAAAACAGACGGAGTCTTTGAGAATCAGATAAGGGTGAAAAGTAAAAAATGGAAAAGATTTATGGAGCGATTGTCTCAATTATGGAAAATATCGGGGCAATTGAAAAAAAACGAACAGCGAAAGGAAATAAGTTTTCGTATACATATCGAGGTATTGACGATGTTTTTAATGCGTTACAGCCTTTAATGATTAAATTCAAGGTTTTTTGTTTGCCAAAGCTTAGAAATATAGATTCGACAGTAGAGGCATCTGGAAGTTTAGTTATGAAGAGATCAATCATAACTATGGATTATCATTTTGTGTCAGCAGAAGACGGTTCTGAAATTGTGGTATCTATTGCCGGAGAAGGCGTGGATAATGGCGATAAGTCACTAAGTAAAGCCTTTTCAACTGCATTTAAGTATGCTTGCTTTCAGCTGTTTTGTATCCCAACAGAGGGAGAAATGAAAGATTCAGAGGAAGAATTTTTGACTGA